TTATATAACAAGACCGAATGTAAATATTACAACAGGTGCTGTTACACAAATGGATGGTACTAATTTTATAACTACAAATGATTTAGCAAGTGCTGTACAAAGTGGGATAGATCAAACATTAACAATGTTGCAATCTGATTTAAGAACTAGACAATCTTTAGGACTATAAAAAATGGCAAATTTTGACATATTAACTTTTTTAGAATATTACGCTGATAAATCAAGTGTCTTAGATAGCAACGGAAAAAGATCACCTACTAATGCATATCAAAATTTTTATCAATCAGCACAAAATCTTACAGCAGATTCTGCTATAGATCAAAATATGAATTTTACTTATTTAGCTTTTGATGCATCTGGTTTTTCTTCTACTGAGGCCTCAAGTATTAGTGATTTAACAATAAATTTAGCTGCTACTGCAAATATAATAGATTTAACAGATACAGCTATAGGTGGTGATCGTCTTGTTATTGCCTCACTTTATATACAGTCTATTGGTCAAGATACTTTTAGTAATTCTGCAAGTCTTGTTTGTAGATTTACAGGTACTATTGATAATGCAAGCGTAGATGATACTACTGTTACTTGGACAGTCAGCCCTGCAATATCTAAACAAAAAGCACAAGTACCATCAAGACGTATTAGCAGTGACTTAATGGGTAGGTTTATTGCGACATGAACGATTTAGTTTTTGCTGTAAATATCAAGGCTGTATTAGAAGATGGTACAGAAGTTACAGATGTAACAGGTATGCTAATAAATAATAAAAGGGTATATAAACTATCTGATAATACAGTTTTAACTGGCACAAAAAAAATTAAAACAATTAAGTTTGCTACATTTACAGTATTAGCAGAAATACTACCTTTCATTATGTCTAAGGTAAATGAATAATGGCTAGAAAATACTCTTTTATTGCAGGTGGTGGCAAAATGAAGCCACTTTATACAGGTATTGCACAAAAAAAATCTGAAGTAGGACAAGATGCACAAATATTAGATGAAAGTTTAGATAATTTTAAAAAACCTAATAGTGATTTAGATGTATCTCAAAAAATAGCATCAACAGGTGAAACTGTACCTATTGTTTTTGGAAAAAGAGCTAATAATGTTGGTGGTGTATGGATGCAACCAAGTTTAATAAAGGCAGGTACATCTAGTTTTGTTCAGAAATTATTATTTGTTATTTCTCAAGGTGAAATAGTAAGTAGTCCTACAAAATCTAGAGCATTTACAGGGTTAAAAAAACTAAGTTTTTTAGATGATACATCTATATCTTTAACTCATATTTATAGTACAGCAGCATCTTTAGCATCTTCACCTAATTCATGTCCAATATCT